AGCGAGAAGGGGGGGACGTGCGCGATTGATGAGCTGGCGCGGACCCAGAAGGACGGGACGACGGGGCAGGTGCTGGGCGGGCCGCGCGTGTTCCTGCCCGCACCGGGCCGGGACATCCTGACGGGTGTGGCGGGGGTGAACGATCTGTTGCACTGGGACCGGGACCATCCGCAGGGGCTGTGCGCGGGGGTGAACGAGCCGAGGCTGTATGTGAGCGAGGCGTGCGAGAATGTGATCTTCGCGCTGGAGAACTTCGTGGACGAGGACGGGCAGCGGGTGCTGGAGGGCGGGTGTGACGACTTCGCGGACCTGCTGCGCTACATGGCGCTGGCGGACTTGCGGGACGTGCGGGAGCGGCGGGAGAACGCGGACAGGCCGAAGACGTGGGGCTACTGACTTTATGACGCCGAACCAAATCAGGGACAGTATGATAGAATACTTCCCGCTCTCAGCAAGTGTTCTACGTGAGTTGAGGCAGATGGCAGCGGACGCAACGGAGGCGCGCAAGCTGGACCCGGAAACCTACGCAAGATGCCCTCGATGCTACGGGTATCACTCAATCCACGGCAATTTTGACAATCTGTGCGACCCGTGCCAGCTAACAATTCAACGTGAATTCCCTGACCATCCTAGCGTGCCACACATCCGGGCGGCGATGGCTAAATGGGCGCCCCTGACTTTATGACCAAACGCATCACACGGGCGGCGTTCGTGAAACTGGCGGAAATTACGGAGCGCGACCTTGACAAGATGAGGGATTGCGGGGTAATTCAGCAGTTCAAGACGTATCCCGGCCAGCGCAAGGGCCTCTACTGGCGGTGCCAGGCGGAGGCGATTCGTGACGGGAAGGCCATCCCGCTGATGGAATGGAAGAATCCGCAGAAGACAAAATCAAAGGCCCGCACATGAATCCGAATTCCAACAAGACCGAAACTCCGCCGGTGTATTACGCCGAGACGCCCGACCTCTCCGCGCTGCTGCGGGAGTATGAGCGGTGCAGTCCGGTGGTGAACGGCTGGCATCGGCTGTTGCACAATGAGCGGACGCGGTATGCGCGGTGGAGTCCGCAGTGGCCGGACAACAAGAAGTATGATTCCAACGAGGCGGGCGAGGCGCTGCCTTGGAACGGGTGCAGTGACGTGCGGGTGTTCCTCGCGGATGACGCGGTGAACGAGCTGGTGGCGGTGCTGGTGGTGGCGTTCTGGCGGGCGGCGGAGCAGGTGACGGGCATGAGTCCGGCCTCGCAGGACCGGGCGGCGCGGGTGAAGAAGCTGTTCCAATGGCTCATCAACACGAAGCAGCGGCGGGACCTGATCCGCGAGGTGGAGTTGAGCGCGCAATACCTGCTGACCTATGGGCAGGCGGTGCTGCACCCGTTCTGGGAGCGGCAGGTGGAGCTGGACTTGGATGAGCTGACGTTGGAGCAGTTGAACGGGATCGCGGAGCAGATGCCAGACTCGCCGCTGGGGCAGTTGCCGGTGCTCATCATGGACCCGGCGCGCGAGGCGGAGGCGGTGTCCGCGCTGGTGGAGTTGGGGACGGAGCTGATCCAGGCTGGATTCCAGAAGGAGATGGACGGGCACGCGCTGGCGGAGAGTTTGCAGGGGTTCAAGATGACGCGGGGCCGGGCGAAGAAGATCGTGCGGGAGCTGCGGGACACGGGGCGGACGCTGGCGCCCGTGCCGAAGTTCACGAAGAACGGGCCGTGCATCGTGGCGAAGAAGCCGTTCGAGGAAATCTTTCTGCGGGCGGGGGCGACGGACTTGCAGCGGGGGCCGGTGTTCGACCGGCAGTTCCTCACGGAGGTGGAGTTGCGCCACATGGCGGCGGTGAACGACTGGGACGCGGAGTGGGTGGAGGAGGCGGTGAAGAACAAGGGCCGGTTCACGGTGTGGACGGAGCCGACGCGGCTTTCTTTCGACCCGGACACGAACTGGGCGTTCGACGCGCAACAGACGGACGAGGACCGGATCGAGGTGATCTGGGCGGTGTATTGGCAGCTCTCGGAGGAGGAGGACATCAAGACGCTGACGAGCACGGTGTTTCATGCGAACATCACGGATAAGTGGGCGCAACACGGGCCGCTGAACCTGCCGCACAAGCAGATTCCCTACGTGCTGGGGCTGCTGGAGCGGCCCGACCGTCGCGTGGACTGGAGCCGGAGCCTGCCGGAGCGGTTGGCGAGCCGGCAGCGCGAGGTGAAGGTGCAGCGGGACGCGCTGATTGACAAGACGAGCATCGGGGTGCTTCCGCCGGTGAACGTGTTCGACACGGGGATGGATACGGACTACATGTTCGGCCCGGCGCTGATCGAGCGGGTGGACTACGAGGTGAGCAACGCTGTGGGGTTGATGAGTGAGAAGGTGCCTCAGGCTCGCACGCAGGCGAAGCTTCAGATGCTGGTGAACACCTTCCTGCTGATGTGGAGCGAGGCGTTCGCGCAGGAGTTCGCGCTGATCCAGGAATATATGCCGGAGTCGGAATACCATCGGATCACGGGGGACATGGCCCCGCTGTCGCGTGGGGACGTGATTGCGAAGGAGTATGACCTGATACTGGCCTTCGACGCGAGGAATCTGGACATGGAGCATGTGGCGGCGCAGTTCGACGCGATCACGAAGGGGGTTCTTCCGATTGACGCGGAGAACGTGGTGAACCGGGGCAAGCTGGCGCGGGCGATGGTGCGGGCGATCAACCCGACGTTGGCGGATGAGATCGTGGTGGAGAGCGAGCAGGGCGAGGCGGCGGTGAAGAAGAAGGTGCAGAACGATCTGCTGCTGATGTTCACGGGCAACACGCCGGAGTATGGGCAGGATGACAACCCGGCGGCGCAGATGCAGGCGCAGATGGTGGAACAGACGATCCAGGGCAACCCGAAATATCAGCAGGCGCTGGGGCAGGACCCGGACTTCACGGAGCGCGTGCAGAAATACATGGAGAGCCTGCAATTCAACATGACACAGCAGGCCAACAAACAGGTGGGTAGGACTGGGGTGAAGTGATTTTATGACAAACTGGAAATTCTGGACATGGCTGGCGCAGATTGACGATGCCGAGGTGCTCCTTTGTGCGCGGCGCGCTGAGATCGAAAGCCTGAAGGAGCGGCTCATTGAAGAGAGCGGGCAGAGGGCGCGGAATTTGGCCGTCTTCATGGACAGGGAGGATGCGTGTCAGGAGGCGGAGACTGCCACCAAGGCGTTCACCGCCCATCTGGAGAAGTGGCGCGGATTGCCGCGCGCGGACCGCGACAAGCTGCGGGCGGACGTGGTGGCGGCTCTGGCCGGGTTGGGTGAGGAACATCCGGTGTGGAAGGCCATCAATGCGCTGATGACGGTGCATCTGGACGTGGAACGCCGGGCGGCGAAGCAATACGGGACGGGGACGGATGCGGCGCTGCGGGACTTCAACAGCGGGCGCGAGGCGGGGCTGGAAGACTTCCGGGCGGCGCTCTGGAAGCTGCATCACGAGGGGCGCACGCCCAAGGAGTAGTTACCACACATTCCAACGGATTGCCCCACATTCCTGCCCCGTGACTTGTCACGCGGCGGGTTTTGTGTTTCCTATGGAGCGTCGCCGGAAGCTTATCTGATTTCACTTCTGACGGACTCTGCGCCCGAATGGCGGGCGGGGGACAACTCTCCCTGAAATCTGGACACCAAACAGGCTCTTGCGGCCTCAACTCGCATGGACACCAAATCAGCGGCAGCGGCTCCCGCTCAGGAACAACCCGTGGACGGTGCGTTCGGACTCAGCACCGATGCGCTTGCAGCACTGGCCCAGATGGGCGCGGCGCAAGAGAGTTCGACAGAAGCATCCGGCAACGATGACGCGGCTGAAGCCGTGGAGGAGTCTGCCGGAGAACAGAGCGAAGCTGTTCTTTCACAACCTGAATCCGATGCCGACGACCCGGAGGCGGAAGCCGCCGAGGCGAAGGTGGAGGACGACGACGAGAAGCCCAAGCCGGCAGAGAAGGAGCCTGAGTGGTTCAAGAAGCGGCTCGGAGCCTACACCGCCCGCGCGAAAGCAGCGGAGGAGGAGGCCGAGAGATTGCGGACGGAACTGAGCGAGGCCCGTGCCGGACAGAAGCCGAAGACGGCGGCGGATGCGGAATCACCGGGCGCGCTGGACGCGCTGGAGAGGATGCACCCGAAGCTGGCGGAACTGGCGAAGCAGCAGTCGGAGGCGGAGAGGAACGTGTCGGGGGCGGAGAGTCTTCTGGACTCTCTGGAAACCGACCCGGACCGGACTCTGGCCCAGATGACTGAGGCGAAGCTGATCCGCACGGGAGCGACGGAGCTAGAGGCGAAGCAGTGGCTCAAACGGGAGCTGCGACGCTGGAGCACCACCG